TACAACAAGAACAAGGTTGCCCGGATACTCAACGAGCAGCCCGTACCGCAGTTCTATACTGAAGACCTTTCCCGCTATGACCTTGTACCACAGGAGGGGCTACTTACCGAAACCCAGCAGCAGATGTTCTACATTGAATTACGGCAGGCCAAAGCCGAAGGTGCTCCGATTACCTGGACAATGATATTTGAAAACGCCCCGATGCAGATGAAGGACAAACTCTTAAAGATGATGAAGGAAGAAGAGCAGCGCCAGCAGCAGGCCCAGCAGGAGCAACTCAAAGAAAAGCAGTTACTCGACCAAATGAGAATGGCAAAGATTGACGCTGACCTCGGCAGGGGGGCGGAACGCAGGGCGCAAGAGGAAGAAAACAGGGCAGGTGCGGCATTGAGCCGTATCAAGACAGCCAAAGAGATTGAGGAAATGGGCTTCGATAGAGTGTTGAAGTTTATTGACAGGGCGATTGCCTTCGAGGGCGTAAACCAGAAGAAGGCAATGACGAGGAGATAAAGTGATACATAAAGTCCAGATAGGTGAGATTATTCCGATGATGACAGAGGAGCTTGAGAAAGGCTTTGAGGCTTGTGTCGCTAAGAACAAGCACAGAAGGGAGCCTTATTATATTCTTTTTACTGCTGATTGGTACAAGAACGGCGAGCAACTAAGGACTGTCTTTTCAGCAAGGGAAACTTGCCCGCCAATGATGCTGAACACGATGTGCTGGCGGATAGATAACAAATCCGGCCAGGTCAAGGAATTGTGGGTATTGCCGAAGGACGCTCCTATTCAGCCGGTAGTAACGGATGGGGCAAGTGAATCAATAGCTAAAGTGGCGATGCGTATGCCGCTTATTTATCCAAGTAGAGAATTGAACTAAAAAGAATGACAAAAGAAGAAATAACTTTTAGGGGCTTATGGCGTTAAATCCGTGAGTGTTCGCCGACTCCGGAGCCCTATCGAAAGGGGATTTTATTATGGCAGATTCGGAAAAAACAGAAGAAGTTCAAACTGAAGAGCAGATTGCAGCTCAGGCAGAAGCTGAAGCTCAGGCAGAAGCTGAAGTTAAAGTTGAGGCAGCAGGCGAGGTTGAAGACCAAGAGCCTAAGACCGTATCTTACGAGCGCTTTCAGGAGATGGTCGATAAGGTAAAAGGGCTCGAAGGACAAGTCGAAGTTGCTAACCAGCAGATGGCCCTTGCCAGGGCGAACCCAGTGCAAGGCCCACATGCTCAAGCTCCGCAGTTTGACATCTTCAAAGAGGTTGGCTTGGAAGACGAAGACGATGTCCCCACGGTAAAGCAGCACAGGCAAATCCTGGAGCATTATGGCAAGGTCTTCGATTCTCGTTTGGCCGAGATTGCATTTCACCAAGCCCATTCGGATTATGCCGACCTTGTAGGGACCGCCGATGAGATAATGTCAGGCAAGTATGCCGAACCTCTCGCGGCGGCAATTAAACAAAACCCGGCCCTGCTAACTATGATTGCAAAGAGTGGCGACCCGCGATTAGCAGCTTACGAAATTGCGAAGTTGCAGAAGACAAGGACTGCTGATAAGCCCGTTAAAGCGAAAGATGCCAAGGCCGCAATTGATGAAGCTGTCGAGAATGCGGCACGAGTTAAGTCCTCTGCGAATATCAAGGGCGGCGGTGCTCTATCTGAGGAAGGACGTTATGAAGGTATGTCTGATGCGGATTTCCTCAAACTTGCACTCTCACACGGGGCCATAGTTTAGGAGTAAATTAAAATGGCAGATAATATGACCACTGTTTCAATTATTACTCCGGCAGTAAACGCTTACTTTAATAAGCTATTGCTCGTCCGGAACAAACCAAAACTCGTACACGGTCTTTTTGCCGACCGTGAAACCCTTCCAGCCGGTGTAGGCAAGACTATCGTATGGCGCCGGTTCGCGCAGATTGCTACCGCAACTACCGAGATTCTCGAAGGTATCACCCCTCCGGGAAAATACCTTACAAAACAGGATATTCGCGCCACAGTCGCTCAGTATGGCGACTTCATCCATATCACTGACGTATTGGAGTTTACCTGCGAGAACAAGATTCTCAACGTAGGCGTCAGTGAGCTTAACGACCAGATGTACCGCACTGAGGATGAACTGATAAGAAACGTCATAGTGAGCACGGCTTCGAGCTTGACCGCCTCAAACGGCGACCCCACAACGACAGCTTTGAATGAGACCGACATTGACACCATAGCAAATACTCTTCAGAACAACGATTCCTCTCCGGTAACACCATTGATTAGGGCATCGGTTGGTCAAGGTACATCGCCCGTTCTTCCTTCTTATTGGGCCATTATGAACACGGCCCTAAATAAAGACCTGAAGGCTGTAACCGGCTTTATGAACACCTCAGAATATGCCAACCAGGGCACGGTACTTGAGTCCGAGCGAGGTTCCGTCAACGAGGTCCGCTTCTTAGCCAGTTCAGTTGCCCACAAGGAAGGTTCAGCTACTGAGGCGTTCCCATCAACAGCGGGAACTTACTACTACATCCCGATACTCGCAAGGCACGGATACGGTGTGGTTTCTTTAGAGAAGGCAAACGCCAAGTTAATCATCCACACCAAAGGTTCAGCAGGCTCAGCCGACCCTATGGACCAGAGACAAACAGCCGCCTGGAAGTTTATGTCAGTCTGTAGAATCCTCAATGATAATAATATCATTGTATTAAAAGTTACAGCTGCTTGATTTGCTTATGAATAGTTTTATGACAATCAAAACAAACAGGAACAACATCGAGCCAATGCTCAGGCAGATAGCTCGGATGATGGTAATCCTGTGCAGGCTTATCGCAATGAGAACATTGCAGCGAACTCAGTCGAGGCAATCTGCCTTCTTTAACAGCTTGCCTGACTGTTTGACGGGCCTTATGGCGGGCAGGATGCCTAATTTGATATCGCTTAACTGCATTGAGTATAGACATTTTGCCTTGTTCCGTTTTGCCCCATTTGCCTTGATACGCTTTGAGGTAAGCCTTGCGTTTTGGGGTTTGTCCCTGCTTTCGGCCTTGTATTTTGCGGCACGTTTTACAAGATGCTTGACATCCATCTTTGTAGCTTTTGTCTTTGTAAAATTCGGAAAGTGGCTTGATTTGTTTGCATCTGGTGCATCGTTTCGTTATGATTGTCTCAGACATTGCTTTTCTCCTAATCAGAAAAGTTTGTGTTTAGAGCCGAATAGCCCGCCAATCGGGTTGTCCGGCTCGCTTTATTCTACAAGCAAATCTCAAATAATCAATCAAAAACTTAATTTATTTTAAGGAGTATAACAATGAAAATGGTTCAAAGAACACTTATTGGTCAAGGTGTCGCTATCAACCTTGAACTTGGTTTTATCCCCACTTATGTAGAGATTTACAAACAGCACGGAACGATTACCAGCGCTTCTTTTTTGAAATGGTGGGGCAAAGAATACGAAGACGATGCTGTTGTTGATGCAGCCGACCAGGAATATGGTGTCATAGATACAGGTGGTACTTTCAGTGAAGCGGACGCTAACACGGGCATATCATCTTATGATGGCGCCAAGACGCCGCAAGTTTTGGTCGAATCTCCGATACCAGGAACGGGCGACCTCAAGAAAGACTGTTTCAATTATGCCTACCAGATAGCCAATACCGTAACGCCAACGGCCCGAAGCGCAACGGTAATAGGTACTATGGTACGTCCGAACACGGCCAACGGCTATGTTTACGAATGTACCACTTCAGGAGGTGCTTGTGCAGTACAACCCACCTGGCCTACAACAGTAGGCGGAACTGTTACAGATTCAGCGAACAACGTCTGGACCTGCCGCGAAGAGAACATCGTTGCGAACAAGGGTCTTGGTATCACATTAGGTTTAACTCTCGCCGCAGCCAGTATACCTCTGTTTATAACAGCGTGGGAGGCTGACCAGTACACCGACCTCGGCACCGTGTAAGTTAAAAACTGAATAGTTAGGAACCAGGAAACGGCTTGTATAGGAAGCCTATACCTTCTCTATACGGCCGTTTTCTATTTTGAAAGGGAATTGTTATGGCAAAGCAGGATGGGATTCATTTTTCGGATGGAACGAAAGCTGTTTGTGGTGCTAAAGACGGACCGGCGGTAGCAGATGAGCAGAAGGTAATCTGCAAGAAATGCCAAGCGTGGCTGGCCAAGAAGGCGCAGGCTGAAGGCGACCCGCTTATAGCGGTCCGCGTCAAGAATATGGACCTCGAAGACGGTGTGGACTGGGTATTTAGCTACGAGTATGACGCGGACAAAAAGCAGATGAAGAGCTATCACCTTGTCAACAATGCCGTTCACATGCTGCCGAAAAGCGTAGTTAATCATCTTAGAAAGATCGTCTATCCCTATAAACGATACGTTCCAGGTGCAGAGTCCGGCCACGCTATGCAGGTTGCGGGTGAATATCGCCGTTTCAGTGTGACGGAAGTAGAAAAAGAAGACATCGATGCCGTAGCAGTTGCATAAATTTTAGGAGACCAATTATGAAACCACCAACAAC